CGGGTAATGCGGAGGTCGTCACGGACCCAATTCCCGTGGTAGGCGTTCGCCTTGCGCCAGCCGATCTGCTCCCAGTGACGGTGGTAGGCCACAGCAGCCAGGAGTTCAGCCACGATCGCCGGTGCTGCGGCGGTGAACGCGGCGTCCGCGTGGTCCTGGTCGCCGCCGCCGAACACTGCGAGCGGTTCGCCTGCCTGATTGGTGACGACGCCGATGCGTTCGTTGGCCAGCCACGGCTGCGGGGTGGCAGCCTCCAGCAGGGCCGTGATCTCCGCGAGCCGGGTGTCGTCGAGCGGCTGGGGCTGGTCGCCGACCGGCACCGGCAGCGCACCCTGCGCGGCCACAGCGGCAGCTGCGTTGGTGACCTTGCGCTTGAAGTGCGGGTCGTGCCGCTCCGCCGTCCGCCACCAGGCGGCCCACGTCGCGTTGTCCCAGTCGTCGCTGTCCTTCGACGCGGCGGCGAGGATCTCGCGGTCCTGCCGGATCTCCTCGGCCTGCTTGGCGGCCTGCCACACGCTCTCCGACACCGGGTCCACGTGGGTGAGGCAGATGTAGGAGCCCTCACCATCGACCCAGACGACGGGGTCGCCACTGGCGGACATCTGGGCCTTGGTGCGGGTCCGGGTGACGAGGCGGCGGGCGTTGCGGTCGTCCTCCGGCCGGAAGCCCGGGTAGGCGAAGACGAGCGTGCCGACCGGGTACATCGCGTTCCACTGCTCGGCGTTCACGCGGCCACCTCCGCCGTCTTCCGGGCGGCGTCGTGCAGGTCGATTCCGTGACGGATCGCGTAGCAGGAGTGCAGGAAGCCCGGCGTGAAGTCCTTCAGCGTCCACTCGTGCCAGTCGGCGAAGTAGTACGGGTACTCGCTGTCGTCACCCTCGGGCCGGAAGGTGAAGTCGTGCAGGGCCCGGTGGGCCTCGGACTCGAACTCGACGTTGTAGTCAGCGAAGTCGCTGAAGAAGTGCTCGTGGACCGCCTTGCGCAGCTGCCGGTTGGCGGCACGCCAGTCGGACCGGACCTGCCGGGCCAGCTCCTTGCGGATGCCGGGCTGCCGCAGATCCTCCTGGGTGAAGCCCATCTCCTTGGCCCACTTCTCGACGCGGATGTCGAGGTCGTCGCGCATCCACTGGGCGACGGTGCTCGCGATCTCCGCCTTCAGGAGGTCCGGGTTGAAGCCCTTGACCTCGTCGCGCCCGGCGCGGACCTTCTCCGACCAGTAGCCGGGGTTGATCCGCCCGCTGAAAGCGGTGCGGCGGAACAGGTCGAACATGTCCGGGGTGGCGTCGATGTCGAAGTGGAACGTCCAGCCCGTCTTGACGACGAGGTTGTACGGCCAGGTGATGAGCTCGAAGGCGCCGAAGCTGCCGTGCTCGGGGTTCATGAACTTGAGGTGCCTGTAGAGGCCGTCGTTGTGCAGGACGGTCATTTCGTGCTTCGCCGTGTCCCGGGCGAACCGGGCAGCGATCTCGGGGTAGTCGGTCACGCCGCACCTCCGGCGGTGTCTGCGGGGATGTGGGCGCCGCCGTCGATCCAGGCGTAGGCACGCAGCGCGCCGGGCGTGTACGGCTGGCGGACGATCGCCATCACGTCGGCGTCCCAGTAGCCGAGGAAGATCTCGTCGACGTCGGCCACCAGCTCCGGGGAGGGGGTGCTCATCGGGCCGCCTCCTCGCGCAGCTCCGCAGCGGTCTTCCGCAGCAGCGCCGTCACCTCGTCCTGCGAGCGCTGAGGGGCGTCGTTCCAGTCCGCAAGCTCGACATCGTCGATACGGCGCCGGACGATGTCGGCGATCTCGTGCGACGTCATCTCGTGAGGCTGCAGGTCCAGCGGAAAGATCGGGGTCCCGTGGAGCGCCACGTTCAGTGCGCCCATGGCGCACACCCGGCACTCGGTGAGCTGCTTCCTGGGGACCGTGTAGTCGTCGTACAGGTCGCCCTGGAGCCAGCCGACCTTCTCGATGTGGGCGGCGGCACGGTCGAGGACGTCTGCGATTTCCAGATCGCTCATCGGGTTGGAGATACTGGGAGCCACGCGGCTCCCTCCTTTCACAGAGGTGGGAGGGTTGATCGCGTTCGAGGTCGCCCGGACTTGGCCGTTGGGGCGGCCTCTTTGCCGCTCAGGCGGCGGCGCGGGCCGGACGGCGGCGGGTGGTGCGCTGCGGGAGGACCACGAGGCGCGTGGCCTCGTGGTAGGCGTCCAGGTCGGCCCGGGAGACGGTGATGGTTCCGCCCTTGGTGGCCTGGCTGCACGGCAGGAGGCCGGCGTTGATGCGCCGTCGCACGGTGTCGACGCTGCATCCGAGGAGCCAGGCGACCTCGGGGAGCTTGAAGAACGGGGCGTTGAGGTCCGCCGGCTTGATGGGGGTCCGCGGGGACTGCTTGGTAGGCACGTCACTTCCTTTCTGGTGGGTTCGAGTGGGGGGCGAGGAGTTCGTCGTCGGTCGCGTCCAGGGCGGCTCTGAGCCGTGTGTACGGCTTGGGGCTCATGTGTTTGCGGGCGCCGCGTTCGAGCTTTCGCAGGTAGTTCGGCGTTATGCCGACGAGGTCGGCGAGCTGTTGGACTTCCATCCCCGCTTGCATGCGCTTGGTGCAGATAGCCGTCCCGTCCACCTCGAAGGTGGTTGGGGTTGGTGCCATGCGTAGAAGTTAGCCTTAGTTGCCCCGACTGTCTAGGCGTCTGTGCGCATTAGATAGCCCTGTGTAGGCACGAGAGCGCCTTAGATGCCCTCTGAGCTGGGAAGAATGACGGGTGAGAATGGGCCTAAGTGGCCCCTAGTCCTGGCTGGTCCCCGCCAGTCCTGCCAAGATGGCCCCATGCCACCCGCCGACGAGCGTGACTACGAGAGGCTGGCGACCATCGCCCGCCGCCGCCGAGCCGAGCTCGGACTTGCCCTGAACGACACCAACGCCAAGGCGGCAGGCACCTCTAAAGGCACCTGGCAGCGTGTGGAGAAGGGCCTCGAGATCCGAGAGACCAACTACGTGAAGGTCGACGGACTCCTCAAGTGGGCTCCCGGCAGTTGCCTGACCGTCCTCGACGGCGGTGATCCGACTCCGGTCGACGACATGAAGGAGCCGGCCGCCGCAGGTGTCCAGAAGTCGGCCCTGCCGCAGGACGTCATCGACAAGCAAGCGATCGAGACGATCCAGTTGGCACTGATTGCCACCGCCAAGGGAACGTCAGCCGAGGAGATCCGCGAGATGAGCGAGCGTGCGGTGCGTGACCTCAAGGAACGCGGTTTGATCTAGCTGAAGTTCACTTCATTGGCGTACAACCCTTTGCGTTTTACGATTCTGTTACAAAGCTCTGCGTAGTCACTCGGTCCCAACTGGTCCCAAACGACACTCGACATGGCAGAGTCGAGACACGTCCTTGGAGGCTTCCCTTCCCGGCGACACAAGGGGGAGCCATGGTGCACAAAGACGCGCTCATAGTTGACTACGGGCCAAAGTTCCACGGCACGGCGGCCCGTACCGACGAAGGGATCGTCTGCGTGGTTCCACGCCAGATCCGCGAGAACCCTGCCGCGCAGGCCTCGCTGGCGGAACTGGTGCGGGACCTCGGCGGTGAATGCGGTCTCTGCCCGAACTGCCCTATGGGCCGGGAAGGCTGAGATCATGACGACGCGGAGCCACGGCGGCAGGGGTGCCTGCCGGGCTACCGCGTCGCACCGATGCACCAGGGGGTGTCATGGCCCGACGAGCCCAGGACGTCTACACCGAATGGCGCGGCGGAACCTGCCGCGTGAAGTGGTGGTCCGGCGAGTACCACGACGACGGCCGTAAGCGCTTCGAGTCCAAGGGCGGGTTCACCGACGAGGACGAAGCCTTCCAGCACGGCCAGGACAAGCTGTACGAGATCCGCCACGGCACGCACGTCAAGAACCGTGACGGCGCCACCCTCATGACGGACTGGCTCGACAGCTGGCTCGACGGTCTCGACCATGCGCATCTGACGGAGCAGAACTACCGGTCCATCGTCGAGACCCACATCCGCCCGTACTTCAAGAAGCGCAACGCCGCGGTCGCCGACATCGACGTCCTCGCCTACCGGGCCTTCCGCAAGCACATCAACGGCGTGCTGAAGCCGAGCACGGCGAAGAAGGTCATGACCATCCTCGGGATGATCCTCGACGACGCGGTGCCGCGGCTCATCAAGGTGTCCCCCGTCGAACGCACCCGGCGCCGCGGCAGGTACACGCGCAAGCCCAAGGAGCGGAAGAAGGACATGCGGGAGGAGGCGGTCGAGCAGCTCGCCCGCAACGCCCGCACCCTCCTGGGCGCGCCCGGCTACGCGTTCATCTGGACGATGGCCATGACCGGGATGCGGCCAGCGGAGCTGTACGGGCTCACCCGCGAGTACTGCTACCCCAACTGGCCCGGCTCGGATCTGCGTCTCAACCCGGACGAGCAGGACCGCTACGAGGACGACCTGGAGCGGTACGGCAAGGGCGACGACCTGATGCCCGCCATCCGTGTCGAGCGCCAGGTGCAGTACCAGGACAGCACGCTGACGTTCATGCCGCCCAAGTACGAGAGCTCCCGCAGCCTGGTCATCCCTTCGTTCCTGGCCGGCCTGCTTGAGGAGACGCTCGATGGCCACGACAGCAAGTGGGTGTTCCCGGCCCTGAACGGCAGCAGCCTGGGCGCGATGAACTTCTCCTACGTCTGGTGGCGGCCGATCGCGGACGGGGCCGAGAAGCGTGTGGGGCGGCAGGCCCGCTGGAACCGGCCGGCGATTCCGTCGGTGCCGTCGTTCGAGGGGAAGCGCCTGTATCTGATCCGGCACGGGCACAAGGCGTGGCTGGACGAGGACGGGCACAGCCGCTTCGCGGTGGAGTCGCGGATGGGTCACGAGGTGCCGGGGGTTGAGGGGACGTACTCGTCGGTGACGGTGGCGATGGAGCGTGCCATCATGAAGACGTTGCAGGAGCGGTGGGAGCTTCTACAGAAGCGGGTGCGGCAGGCGGAGAGCTGACCGGTTTCCCACTTCTTTCCCAGTCAGGGGATGCGGATCAAGTGCCCCGCAGGTCAGGGCCATTTCAGGGCCTGATCCCTCAAGTACTACGACTTCTTCATGTGACCCGTTCGAGTGATCCGCTCACCTTGCTCTTTGAAGTTGCCTAGCTTCTCTAGCTGGCGCTTTGTCGAGTCTGAGTCTTCATGTGTGCTCATGTGTGGGCATGTGTGCGCATGATCATTTCCCACTTGTTTCCCAGTGGCAGACTAGGCCTCGGCGATGCACACAGAGCGCCGGCCCCGGTCTCCTGGGGACGCCCTTGGAGGCGATGGATGGAGGCCGGGGC